GTATTGTGGACATCTCTTCTCACACCTTTTGTTTGCTCGTCCTAGTACAACTAGGGCGGGCATTCATTATCTTCTTCCTTGACCTTTATATTCTTTTCTATCGTTGCGTTTATTTGGTCTTTTAGAGTGTCGACCTGGTCTTTTCTTATTAGTGTGTTTGATGAATGTACCTGAACCTGATTGAACTTTACGTGCCATTATTTTTTACAACTACAACCTTTATCTTCATCTCCTGATTTTAATTTTACCCCAGCCAAAAGACCAATAAATCCTCCGACTATAGTTTGAAAGGCAGGACTAATTAATTTAAATATCTCTGCGTTATCTACTTTTTCATCAAATAAACCAGCCATAAGAGTCATAACCATACTTAATACAACAATACATAAAGTAGTTGTTACTAATGTAGTGACTACAAATGTTAATTTTTCTTTACTCATTTTTCAATTGTTTCAGTCATTAAACCTATTCTTTTACTACTTGTAATTGGAATATATTTAATAACTCCGTTAATGTATTGTTCTACTTCTTCTCCACACAAGGAGCATCTGTAGAAATCTTTATATAAGAATAACAAAGGTGACAATAAATTGCAATAAGGACACACACCATGCTCCATTCTGGCATCTAATTTTAAAGCTCTTTTAAATTTTTTTATCTTTTTTGGCATTTATTTCATAGAACATATCATCTGAATCATCTGTCTTCCAGTTTTTATTTTCTACATTCCAATACGTAGTCTGGACTTTATAGTCCGGCCAATGTGTAGAAGTAGTAAAGCTAGGGATACTCCACAAAATACGATTATTAGGCTGAATTGCAAAATTACCGTTATCAAGAGCCAAAACGTGGCCACACTTATGTTGATCAGGTATTTCGGAATGTTCAGTATCCACGATATTAGATTCTGGATGTGCCCAATCAATCGTAAATAAATATTCACCATGATAAAACTTTTTGTTCTTTCCTAAATATTTACAGCGTTGACCACTTAAAAAATCAAAAACAGTAACACTAGGATAATAACTAAATGAATTCCATAGCTGAAGATCTTCGAGATCTTGATGTTCAATTTGTCCGCTATGCAAAGTACTGCCGCTTCCTCTTTGAACAAAAGCAGAGATAGGAAGTCTCCAATAAATTGCACCGTTCGTAAGTAAGCAGTGAAACAATGGTGCACGGCCGCTAATGCTCCCCAAACCAAATACCACACAGTCTTCAGTTTCTCCTTTATGTTTTCGTAAGTCATATAAATATTCTCTCCTTATTTTACAGTAGATTGGCGGGATGTTAGCATTTAAATAAGACATTTAATACTATTTAATAGCACCCCAGTTATCCCCAAATTCATAGTCAACTTTGTTTGGTATTTCTAATTTAATTGAGGATTCCATAATTTCTACTATTTGTTTTGCATGTTCACTATGCTCAACAGATATATCTAATTCATCATGTATTTGTATATGAGGTACAATTCCTGCTTCACTCAAAGCTATGATTGATAGTTTTGTCATATCAGCTGCTGATCCTTGTATTAATCTATTTAATGCTTTGTATGTTCCAGCTCTTTTAATTCCAGGACCATATTCTTTTATTGCTTCAGCATGAGGTTTTGGAAATCCTGTTCCCCATGTCATTGGTTCCCAAAGATCAAAATGACAAAGTCTTCCACCTAAAGTTCTAATTTTTCCAGATTCATCTGCTCTTCTTGAAACTGCTTGCATTAACTGTTTAATAAATGGAGCTTTTGTATGATACTGTGCAATTAATTTTTCTGCTGCTTCTTTCATTAAACCCAATTCAGCCATTAATTTATTTTTACCCATACCATACATCAATCCAAGATTAATTGTTTTAGCTTGAGATCTTTCAATACCAGCCATCTTTGCAACAGCACTATGGAAATCAGCTTCACCTGATTCATATGCTTGTGCAATTTCATTAATACCATCTAATCTCTGTAGTTTAGCATAATGAATTAAAATTCTTGGTTCTTGTTGTGAATAATCAAATACTCCCCACTTATGATTTTCTTCTGGAATAAATAAAGATCTAATTAAAGGACCAAGTTCTTTATGTCTTACTGGTATCTGTTGTAAGTTGGGATTAGACATTGAGAATCTTCCTGTAACAGTTCCACCATCATCAGATCTAATTTGATTTATATCTGCGTGTATTCTTCCTTTGTGAGAATGTTTTACAATCGTATCTATAAAAGTTGTGTGTGCTTTATTTATTTCTCTTGCGTAAGAAATTCCTTGTGCAATTTCATTAGGATGATTTGATAAAAAGTTTTTTGTAAAACTTGGAGCATTAGTTTTTTCTGTTCTGTCGTAAGGTAATTTCAAAGCATCAAATACTTTTGCAATAGAAGATGCTGCCCATAATTCTACAGTAACTCCGGTTAAGTCTTTGATTTTATTGATTATTTTATTTTCTTTATCTATCAATTGTTTCTTAATTTTATCTGCTTTTTCAACATCAACTTTTACACCTTTGAATCTCATATCTACAAGACATGGAAATAATCTTGTTTCAGTGTCAAATATTGTCCAAAGATCTTGATCAGATAATTCAACTTTCATTCTATGCCAAAGTTTTAAAGTTGATTCAGCATCTCTTTCTGCATACTGACCAACAAACATAGATGGAAGTTTCCACATATCTTTTTTAGCATCAATTCCATATTCTCTTGCAGCTGCTTGTAATACAGCTTCATCCTTACCTATACCTGCATACTCTCTAGCTAAATCATTTAATCTAAAACTCCATCTGTTTTCATTTACTAATGATGCAGCAATCATTGTATCTACAACTTTAACTGGAGGAGTTATACCTGATGATCTTAACCAACAGATATCATACATTGCATTATGAAATATAAATGTAGAATCTTGTTTAAATAAATCTTGCAACCAATTTAAAACTAATTTCTTATCCATATTACCACCACCTTCGTGAGCTATTGGATAATAAGCTGACCAACCTTCTACTGCTACTGAAATACCAACGATCCGTCCACGACCAACCACGTTCCCCGATCCTAGCTCCATTAACTCTGGATCGCAGGTCTCTAAATCCACTGCTATTTCTTTATGACCGCGAAGATCTTTTAGTTCTTCCGGAACCACCCATTCTGTTTGTGGTGTAAATAATATTTGTTGAAACGTTCTTGTCATTTATAATCTCTCTCCACTATCATTTCTAAATAATGAATTGCTTTTAATATATCTTCCTTCTTACCTTTTAATCTATGTCTACAGATATATTTAATTGCATTACCTTCCGCGAACGGTAAATTGTTTTCGTTAATAAAAACAGATGGCTGTATCTTCATGGTCTTATAATGTTTACCGCCTACTTGTTTAAAAAATGTTTTGTTTGTCATATCAAATATGCACGATCAAAATTCTTTGGGTCTACAATATGTAATTCTTTTTTAGCTCTTGTGAAAGCTGTGTAATACAATCTATGTAGATCATCCGGATCTATTTCGCTTTGTTTAATTGCAGCGGCTGTTAAATCTAATAGAACACAAATATTATCTCGTTCACCGCCTTTGAAAGCATGAATAGTTGACATAAGAATACGTGGAGTCTTATTTATCTTCTCACCATTAGCTCTCATATTACGAATATAATTTTCTGTAATTGTGTCTACACCTTCAAATGATTCATACCATACTTTGTCAGTAAGTAAACCATGATTTTTAATACAGTCTTGTATTAAATACTTTTCTTCTGCTTTTAATGTTTTAGCATCCTGATATCCTGGAGTAACGTTTGCACCTAAATATTTATACATGTTTTTTATTTGCATATAATTTAATGAAGTACCGTTTCTAAAATCCTCCCAATTACTTAATGCTAATAACAACTCTAATGAAATAGAATTCATCCCTTTGTATTGATAATACCAGCCCTGTAATTCACATAATTCTTTAACACTATCTAAAAAATAGTTAGCTGAAGCTAATACAGTCCATTCTCCTTTAGACATATCTAACTGTGTAATATCAGTATAATACCTTAAAATACCTGTTTCTTGGCGTGGTTTATAGTCTTTTTCAAATCTATTCTTAACTTTAGATATAATTCTTTGTGATAATTCGTGTATAGGACCTCCAGGAATACGATAAGATTGATTAAGCGTCCTGATCTCGTCCACCTCATCTTTTAGCGCTATAAAGTGATCTACATCGGCCCCAGCCCACTTAAATATAGCTTGATCATCATCACCTGCAATATAAGTTTTTTCAGCCTTCTTCCAAATAGATCTAACCATTTCCCATTGTAAATACGATAAATCCTGTGCTTCATCTATAAACAATACCTTAAACTTTGGTGATATATCCTTTTCTACAAAGTCTTCTAATAGGTCTGTAAAGTCTTTTAATCCTTTTTCTTTTTTAAATCGTTTAAGTTCTTGGTCTATTAAGAATAATGTATCTCTTTCTATATCTAATAAATTTCTTCTTGAATCGTAACATTCCATTAGATCCATTTTCTTAACTCTTGCCGTATTTATAATGGTTAGGTATTCATTATCAGAATTGAATACACCATCTTCATCCGAATAAGATGCTGTTTTGATCGGTATGTTACACTTTAATCCAAACTCTCTGTAATCTTCAGGACTCATCATTCTATCTCTTGTTATACTTAACAATTTAAATGCGAGTGAATGTAAAGTTTTAAAATAAATTAAATCTCGTTCAGGGCTCAATCCAAATTTTTCGGCTGCTCTTGCCGCTGCTTCTCTTGCTGCTTTTTTGGTAAAAGAAAAATAACCTATCTCTCTTGGTTTAATTCCTTGTTTAATAAATTCATCTACCAAGTTTAACAACGTTGTTGTTTTCCCTGTTCCTGGTGGACCTAGTATTATTGTTTTCATATTTATTTAACCTCCTTTCTAATATTTCTTTTTGTAATTTTAATTTTTCATATTGTTCTTTTAATAATCTATATTTTAAAAACCAATTAATACCTATCATTAAAAATGTTGTTCTTGATATTTAGTTGGAGATACCGATGCATTTAATTTCTTCATCGTTTTAATTTTAATTAATCTTGGCTCCTGACCTTTTATTTTCATTCTTGTTTCTTCTACAAATATTCCATCATCTTTTAAAGATTTAATTAAATTACCTGTCTTCGCCTTGTCCATTTCCCAATGATTCTTTTTACAAAAATTATAGAAATCTTCCATTCTAAAATATGTAAATTCTCTTTTATCATCTGTATATGGAAGTTTATTAAACACATCATCCATTGTTCTTGCATTCTGTCTATTAGTAGTCCAGTCTTGCAGTAATGCAATGATTTGATTTTTAGGATCTAATGATTCTAAAGGCTGTACTGTTTGTAAATTATCTACTAACGGCTTTAAATAAAACTCTCTCCAATCTTTTTCTTTTAACTTCGGTACTAATAAGTCTGCTTTCTCCAACATTGCTAATGAAAACAATGCAGGACTCGCTAACTGTTCTGCTTTTAATTCTATTCTCTTTTGTTTTTTATCTTCTGTTTCTTCACCTATGTCTAAAAAGTATTGTGGTGGATTGGAATTATATTTAGTTAAGTTACCAAGTTTAGGCATTATTTCTTCATTACTACCAACACCAAATTTTCTAGTTCTACATAAAGACGGATTACAAACATCTACAATTGGAGGAAGCTTACATCTATATTTATCATAACCTTTTTTACCAATTGATTTTAATAATTGTTGTACTTCTCCATTACTTAATGGTGGACTCATATATTTAAGATTAGCTTCAACGACTTTGTCTTGCCAAGAATCTGGATTTGCTTGCTTAAAGTATATGGCAACATTAAACAATGCATTGTTTCTAGATCCTTCGCCAAAGCCGTCGCGAGCTAATCTATTTAAACATGGAGGCCCATCTTTAAATACTTCTTCTATCTTTTCTTCTTTGATTTCGATTTTCTCAACTTCTTCCCTGCTGCACGCGTAAACATCATAGAGCTTATAAAATTCCTCAAGTGACATAGCGGCGCCATTATCGTCGAACGCATATCTTAATCCTTTCGTTTGGTTATGGTAGGGCAAATTTAAAAAATTACCTGTGTCCCCACGTTCCACAAGTATTTCAGTTTGTTTAGGAAATATTTCAACTCCTGAATATCCTAATACTTCTGAAATCTTTTTAAGTGTAGTTTGCATCAATGATGCAGGTATAAATTCTTTTGTAAATAAAAATACGTGTGCTCCTCCAGATTTAGATCTGAACACTATTAACGGAAGTTTTAAATTTCTTATTTTAGTTATTAAATCTTTGTGGTTAAGATTATACTGATCAATATCAATACAACCCCACTTGCAATTATTATGTTCATTAATTGGAATAATACCAAGAGCAGGATCAATCCCATTAAGATGGTCTTCCCAAAGATTATCCGTGATCGGTTTTCTAACAATGAATGCTTTTCCTTTTTGTTTTCCATTCTCGCCTCGTTCTCCTTTTTGATATTGTCCATACGCACTTTGTAGTCCGCTAAATATTTCTATAAATTTTTCTTTCATATTCCACCATATTGTTTGGGGCCCGTATTACCGAGCCCCGTTTCTTAATTAAACTAGAACGGTACGTTCTCGTTTACTCTCTCTTCTACATCAGCTCTTGTTTGCACCGATCCTTTTTTAACATCGCCAGAAAAGCTTTTTGCACTTAAGTACAAAGCTTTATCTTTTGTGTCTAGAATTCGATCTTGCGTAACAACCCAACCATACCAACTACCTTTATCATTTTTCTGTAGGTTAGATGATAAGTTGTATACAACACCATGCATTGGA